GAAAGCATATTCACATGGTCATGTTATTTATGAAGGTGCTTTAGTTTCTGCTTCTGGACTTGGAGGTAAAGTGACTCAAATAACTCAAGAAACTGGAGACACAGTTTATGCTTTTTTAGACACACCAGAAGAAAAATGTATAGAAAGAGTTATAAAGAGAAGGATAGATGCTGGCAATGAAAAAGAGTTTAATCCTAAAAATTTAATCCATAAATATAAAAGCGTAATAGGATGTAGAAAAAATTTATTAGCTGCTAATTATAATGTAGTTGACGTAGACCATTTAAACTGTCATAATGACATAATAAAAATTATAAAGGATTTTGAAAATGATTGAAGATAATCCATATTGGCGTCCGAGTAAAAAAGAAATCATTTCTAGAGAAGCTTTATTGTATTTTGTTTGGGAAAGAGAAGCTATAAAGATAGCCAAAGACAATAAATATCAAGGAGTGTTGACAGCTGACCCAATACTTAGTAAATATAAATTTACAAATATTAGAAGAAAAGACGATAGGGTTAGTAAATGGATAATAAAAAATATAATAGAAGTTGAATGTGAACAAGATCTGTGGTTTTCTTTACTTATCGCTCGGTTGATAAATTGGCCTCCTACTTTGAAATATTTAATTGATGAAGATTTTCTTTTACATTCTGCAGAAAAATTTGATGCAGTTAATTTTTCTAATTTAATAGAACAATACAGACAAACGGGAGCCAAAGCTTATTCTGGAGCATACATGGTATACCCTACTAAAAAAGATGTAGGGGCAGTAAAATCTTTATCAATAGCTAAATATATAATTTCTCCCTCTATTAAATTAAATGCTAGAATTAAAAGTAATTTAAAACAGGAAAACTCTATTGAAAGTTTTGTAGAAATTTTATCAGGATGTTTTGGTATAAGCACATTTATAGCTGGTCAAGTAGCTGCTGACATGACATATTTAGAAGCTCCTTTACATTCAGCTAAAGATCTGTACAGTTACGCGCCCATAGGTCCTGGAAGCTCGAAAGGTTTGAACTACCTTTTAGGTAGAAGCGCATATGCTTCATGGAAACAAGAAGATTTTAATAAAGAATTAATAAATATAAACGATGACATTAAAACTTATTTAGAAATAGAAGATTTAACATTACATGACGTTCAAAATATAATGTGCGAGTACAGTAAATACACTCGTACTGTTTTAAAAGAAGGTACCCCTAAAACAATGTACAAGCCAGAAAAGGAATTTTAAAATGGAACTTACTGTAGATAATGTCAATGAAGCGTTTTCTGAAATATTCTGGAAGTTTAAAGTTTTAGATTCTTTAACTCCTCAAAAAACCAGAAATGGCCCAGCATTAGTATATCCTGAAATGGTCACTACCATTTATAGATACCCTGAGGAAAGAGTTTTATTTCATCCTGGAAGAGACGCTAACCCTATATTTCACTTAATGGAAGCTATTTGGATGTTAGCAGGTAGTAGAGACGTAGCTTTTGTAAAACAGTTTAATAAGAAAATAAGTGATTTTAGTGATGATGGTGTGAATTTCAATGCTGCATATGGATGGAGATGGAGACAACACTTTGGGCACGACCAACTAATTGACGTTATAGATTTATTGCGCGCAGATCCTAATTCTAGACAAGCTGTTCTACAAATGTGGGATTCTAAAGATCTTTTTAAAAATACTATAGATAAAGCATGTAACACTCAATTAGTTTTTCAAATAATAAAAGATCAACTTCACATGACAGTTTTTAATAGGTCTAATGATTTATGGTGGGGAGCTTATGGAGCGAATGCAGTCCATTTTAGTTTTTTACAGGAGTTTGTAGCTCATTCTTTAGGAGTAAGTATGGGTAGGTATAATCAAGTTTCAGTTAATTTTCATCTATATACCGAACTTTATAATGCTCTTCCTTATTTAGAGTGTCCTCCTAGTAGAGAATATGATTATTATCAGGTTACAGCTAAACCTTTACCTATAATTGAAACTTCTAAATTAGGATGGTCATCTGAATTTTTAACAGACTGCGAAACTTTCTGTAAAGATCCTTATAATGAAAAATTTAGATATTTCCATTCTTTCTTTAATGACGTTGCTTTACCTATGGCATTGATATATAAGCATAGAAAATCTAATTTAAGTGATGGAATGAAAATGGCTGAAAGAATAGAAGCTTCCGATTGGAAAATAGCTTGTATAAATTGGATAAGTAGAAGGCAAAAATAACACTTGCTTTTTTAAGCAAAATAAACGATAGTTGAGATATAACTTATAAAGGAGAACTTAATATGAAAAAGACCTTGAATTTTATTCTATCTGGAGCTTCAGTAAAAAGATTTCACACTGTTGAAACTCTTCATACTGAAACGGTGGGCCATCATTCTCATGGGGTGGCGATGCTTGTCTTACTATTAGATCCTGATGCGAGTAAGTCTTTATTGCAGGCTGCGTTGTTCCATGATCTCAGTGAACATATAACAGGAGACATACCCTCCCCTGCTAAACGCTCATATGGTATTTCTACCCAAGTCGATGATTTAGAGGAGCGTTTAATGTATGACGCAGGTATAGTTTTTCCTTTTTTAAGTAATTCTGAAAAACGAATTTTAAAATTAGCTGACATAGCCCATGGAGCTCTTTTTTGTATAAAAGAAATGGCGTTAGGTAACAGTACTATGAAATCTATATTTGACACTTACATGTCTTATGGGCGCAAGAAAATTTTAACAGGAAAAGAAATAGAAATATTTAACATGTTAGAGGAGATGAGCAGTGTACGCTAATAGCACTCAAATAGGAGGTACTCATTACAAAAGTATAGAAGGCGGTGAGGAACACTGGGATAGGGTTAATCGCCTAGGGTTGACTTACTTTCAAGCTTGCGCTACTAAATATATTGAAAGATGTTATTTGAAAGGTAAGCCAATAGAAGATTTAGAAAAAGCAAAACATTTTATTCAAAAATTAATTGAAATAGAAAAAGAGAAAGAATTTGAAGAAGATGCTTCAGCTGCATACGTTAACCAAGATCCTGATCTAAAGAGGCCAAGATGATGTCTACTTGGGTTTTTGACACTGAAACTTTACCTAATAGAACTTTATTTAGTGCAAAGTGTGTGGAAACTAAGGAAAGATTTGATATTTGGAGACATGAAGAAAATTCTGTAGGAACTCTTTTGAATTTTATTTCTACAGAAAATAAAACATTTGTCGGATTTAACTCTATATATTTTGACAGCGTCATTGTGTCAGCTTTTTGTGCAGGTAGAAAAGAAATAGAAATTAAACGTATAGCTGATGATTTAATTGTAAACAGAACGCCTTACTGGGAAGCCTATAAAAAATATTTATTAAGAAAATATATAAAAGACCACATTGATTTAATAGAAGTTGCGCCATCTTTTGTAGGTTTAAAAGCATATGGAGCCAGAATGCATATGGAAGTTTTACAAGATATGCCTTTAGCTCATAATGTAGTAGTTAGACCCGAACAAGAAGAAAGCATACTTAAATATTGCCACAATGATGTAGATACTACGGAAAGATTATTAGATAAATTAGAAGCTGAGTTGATGTTGAGAGTAGACATGAGTAAAAAATATGGGGTAGATTTAAGAAGTAAATCCGACTCTCAAATGGCAGAACAAGCTTATATCAAAAGTATGAATCTTAAAAAGAAAGAAAATAAAATACCTAAAACTATAAAGTATACTCCTCCTACGTTTTTAAAATTTAAAGATGCTAATTTACAAGAATTGTTAGATCGTATATCTAATCATATTTTTGAAATGAATTTTAAAACAGGGCATGTTATATTACCAGAGTTTTTAGGTAAAGAAATAGTGTCTTATGGGGTAGGTAAATATCAATTAGGTGTGGGTGGTATACATTCGGTACATGATAAAAAGATTTGTTATGTGGCTGATAAAAAAGTCATGGGAGAAATAGATGCAGCCTCTTTCTATCCTTCAATTATACTTCAATGTGGTTTTATACCAGAAACTTTAGGTAAAGATTTTGTTAAAGAGTACGAGAAAATATACACCCAGCGTCTTAAAGCCAAAGCTGAAGGTGATAAAACTACCTCAGAAACCTTAAAAATTAGTTTGAATGGAACCTTTGGCAAACTGGCTAGCAGGTACTCAGTGCTTTACTCTCCTGATCTCATGCTAGCTGTCACATTAACTGGCCAGTTAACCTTGTTGATGTTAATAGAAAAGTTAGAAAATGTTGGAGTAGAAACATTAAGCGCAAACACTGACGGTATAGCTGTTAGATATGAGGAGTATAAACAAGAAGATGTGGATTTAGTAATAAAAGAGTTTAGTGCTCTTTCTAAATTTGAATTTGAGTTTACACCATATCGAGTGTTAGCAATGAAAGATGTTAACAATTACATAGCGGTTAAGCCAGATAGGAGTTTAAAAGTAAAGGGTATCTATGCTCCTCTTAGTTTGCGTAAAAACCCTACTGCTCAGGTCTGTTCAGACGCTGTAGGAGCGTGGCTAGCTTTTGGAGTACCTTTGGGTGAGACAATTTACAATGCTCCCTTTAAAGACTTTATAAGTGCTAGGAACGTGACCGGAGGTGGTAAACAAGCAGGTAAATATTTAGGCAAAGTCGTCAGGTGGTACCAAAGTAAAGATTCTGTAGAACCTATACGATATTATACAAATGATAATAAAGTAGCTAAAAGTGATGGGGCCAGAGCCTGCATGACAGTTAGTGATTTTAAAACTCATCCCAAAGATTTAGATTATGATTGGTATTACAGAGAAGCTATTAAAATTGCGGTAGCAGTTGGGGCTTCTTCTTATTTGTCTACCCATGAATTAGGTTTAATTGCTCCTGCCCCAAAGAAAAGGAAGAAAAATGCAGCTTAACAGAACAGTGTTTGTAGTGCAGACAGATAACAATAAAGATTTGTCTGATGCTAAAAGATACGGCGATTTACTGGCCGTCTTTGGTAACCCTAGAAAACCTTATGACACTAAAAATATGATAGAAAAAGCTAGACGAGTTTTAGAAGAGTGGAAAGAAGGTGACTATCTATTGATGTTAGGAGATCCAACCTTATGCGGAGTATGCATGGCCATAGCTTCAGAATATAGCGACAGTATAGATATATTAAGTTGGGATCGAAACACGTTCTCTTATATTCCTCAAAAATGGGAGTTTGAACAGTTAGAGTACGGAGACCAACTAGACCTAGATTTATAAAGGCAGATTGACACTGCCTCAAACCATAGAAGGAGAACAAAATGTCAAAAGAAGATAATAACTGGAAGAAAACTTTACGTAAAGGTAAACAAAAAATACCTCCTCGTATATGTATTTATGGAAGTCATGGTATAGGTAAATCTACTTTAGCTTCAGAGTTCCCATCTCCTATATTTATAAGTACAGAAGATGGACTTGACTCTTTAGATGTAGTCAGCTTTCCAAAAGCTACTACTATTC